AGGCGACATAAGCTTCTCGACCTTCATGTAGGTCTTACCGCTCTTATGCGTGAAGTGTTTGATCTCAACGCCGATGTCCTGACCGTCTAGATCATCAGTGTCGAATTCTTCGCCTGCTTCTACCAAGCCTGTAAACACGCCAAGACGTCCGAGGATGTCCATACAAGCTTTGGTCTTTGCTGGATCTTCCACACGGCATTTGTCGCCATGTGCATACACTCCATAGGCTTTGTCAGCGTCACCATACTCATCAGCCTGTTCGAAGGTGAATAGCATGTTGATCTGCTCGTCAATGCTTTTCTTCTTCCAATCTGCGGAGGTCACACCCATAGCTTTGAGGCGAGCCTGGCTCACGTTCTTACACTCGTCAGTCAAATCATCGCCTTCATATTTGAAGCCTCTGAGTGACTGGTAGTGATCGATCTTAGTGCCGTCGATGTTCAGCACCATTTTCAGCTGATTGGTGGTGTCTGACCAAGCATGTTTGCCTGATTCAGTGTTTACGAGTTCTGGAGCACCATCGATTGATGCTACGTACTGACCTGGAGCAAGTTTAGAGCTACCTGCTTGAGCTGTTACTTTAATACCCATTTTGATGAAGTTTTTATGGATAGTTGCCGTCCTTCGATTGCCGACGTGCTCTTGCACATGTGTATCACTACACACTGTTAATGGTAAGCACTATAAGAAAGCTCCGCAGGACTAACCTTGGCCTACAAGTCTCCATACTCGTGGAGACCAGAGGCTGTGGGCTAGGATTAATTGTCCTGATTTGCTGGTATAAGTTCTTCAAGCTTAATTGAGCATGTGTCGTTTATAACATGTCTTATCGCTAAATGACTTATGGAATACCTTGGCTGTTCATATAGTCCAGCAACAAAGGAAGCTGCCTGAAAGGCGGTTTCAGCCTCTTTCCAATTATCAAACACAAATTCTTTTGTGTGATATCCTAGTAGTTCAATGGTTAGAATGTATTTCATATTAAAAGAAAAGCCCTATTCAGGCTTATCCCAATTGTTGTATAGCAACCAGAATACTAATAATGCTTTCATACACAAACCAAACAGTATGAATGCAGTTAATAAATCTGGTCTTGGGATCTTCAACGAGATAGGCTCGTAGTTAGTACCCATTGCTATTATGGTTTCGAAACAAGCTGTTCCAAACCAAATAATGCCCAATCCTGTCACCAACAGGAAGAATGCATAAGACATGTCACGTAAGTTCTTGATCATATTAAACAAAAAGCCCTATAAATAGGACTTTCTGTTACCCAACAATCAAAGCGCTCTAACCAGCTTCACCACTCTTCTCTGAACTACCCAAGACTCATAGGTAGAATCTTTCTTTGATCCCCAGCTATTCAAATAGCTTGTATCAGCACCAATTGGTTCATTCATAATGTCCCAACCATAACAATCTATCTGACGTACATAGACAGTATCACCCAACTCTGGCTGTATACCATAACTATCATCAACGGTAATCAAACTACCATCGGCACATCTGGCTCTGTATCTGTTGTTCCCACAACTAGCCAGTGTAATCATCATTAACAGGATTGCAATTGTTTTCATAGCTATTAAATCCAAAGCCCTATAAAAAGGATTCTTAACCAGAATCCGACTACCCCCGCCTTCGGGCAGGTACCCCTATCGATTTTGGAATCGGAGTAGTGGGATAGTCTTAAACGTTTAAAAAAATAAAAAAAATTGAATTGAGGTAGGTGTGTGGTTTGTTGGGGGATAGTGCTTTATTATTAAGTTTGTGGATATGAATAAGCGGATAACGGAGTATAAGGACATTGAGGTGTTTAAGAATGCGGTATTATTACCGGGTACGTTAAAATACGGGGCTAAGGGATGGTTGATATGGGAGACAGAGGATGAGTTTCAGGAGAAGTTGAAGATGCCGGTGATGGTATGTGCTAATACGGAAGAGCAAGCAAGAAAGCTTTGTTACCGAACATTGGAGATAACGGCTGAGCAGGGTTTATTTTTATGGAAGGTTAAGGATATGTTATTGACTCCGGATGGTGGGGATGTATTGGGGATAAAGCCGGAGGATGAGAATTGGGAATTGTTTTATAAGCGGGTGGCTAGGAAGGCACTGGGTGTTAAGAGGCTTCCTGGGGTGTCGTATCCTAGTGGGGGAGGTGTTATGGGGTTAGAGGAGATTATGGAGAAGGGAGCAAAATTCAACAGTGGGAGTTTTATGAAGATTGATCAGGATGGTCGTAGGCATAGGATTTCAGACGAAAGGGCAATTGAAATAATCAGAAAGCATACATTTGAGAAAGATGGGGAAGGGCCTGATAGATCAGATAGTGGAAGCTGAGGAGAATGCCTGGCCGAATGTTATAAAGGTTTATGGCGGGGTGTATCATGGCGCCATTACGGAGAAAGAGTATAAAGAGATGATTGATTTATTGGAGAAGGGGTTTGGTCGGCGCAAAAGTGGGGAGGAGAAGCGGTTCCATATGAGTCTGGGACGGGGAGGTAGTAAATTCACAAAAAAGAAAAGGAGATAAAACAATGGCAGGAACAAAGAGGTTATGGGAGGATGAGCAGGAGTGGCGGGTATTGCTGGATGAGAGGGGGAAGCAAAATAATGCGGCGATGGAGAGGTTTGGAGATTTCGTGGATGGAGTGTTATTGAAAAGCTGGATTGATCAAGGCTGGTATAATGAGCAGATGCCATGGATTAATGATCAGGAGTTGATGTCTGCGGATTGGGAGTATGATCAGTTACATGGGGAGGACATATGGGACGCGAAGTTTCGGGATATTCAATAGGCAGTGAGGTGTTTGGGACGAATGTGATCAAGACGGATGAATTCGTTTTGATGGCAAAGGTCATGCGGGAGAACGGGAGTACGGATAAGGAGCTGATGGATGACATGGAGCTGATCGATGACTTGCTGAGCATACAGCGGATGCGGTGCATTGGAAAGATTGTGCGGTATACGGCCGGCGGGAGGATTCGCCGGGACACTACGATAAGTGGGATGATTGACAAACGATTAAACCGGTATTTGGAGGAACAGGCAAAATGATGAGCGCAGAAGAATTCTATCGTAAGTATTGTGTTATCAAAACGGAAAAGGGGATTGAGCGTCCTCATTTCCGGGACAGCGATAAGGCTTTTTTTGAGCTTGTTGACAAGATTGTCAAATCCGGAAAAAGTCTGATGTATGTAAAAAGGAAAAACAAATTGTGATATGCCAGACATTGCTAAGTGCATCAATGAGAAATGCACGTTAAAAGAAAAGTGTTACCGGTGGACAAGTAAGCCATCTGAATACCAGCAAGCCTATCATAAGTTTGAGTGTGCTCCAGATATGCTGATGAGCTTATTAAGTGGTTACAGAATGCAAATTCCATATACCGGAGAAGAGATAAACCATAACCCGGGCGCGGTACGCAGAAGATTATGACAGATCAAAATCAAAGACCAGGCCGAGCACTGGTAAACAAAACGTTTGGAGAAGCTATCGAAGCTCTCAAACAAGGAAAACGCGTATCTCGCGAAGGATGGAATGGTAAGGGCATGTGGCTCTCATTATCAGGAGAACTCGGCGGGAAAGAAATTCCGGCAGATAGATTCTGGTCTCCACACAACAGAGCTTTCGCCGACCACAATGGCGGATTCGCGAAGGTATTACCAGTAATAACAATGAAAACAGCGGACGACAGTATCCTTATGGGCTGGCTAGCAAGTCAGTCAGATATGCTTTCAGAAGACTGGTGTATTTTAGACTAGGAACTATGAAAGCAAAATTCGTAATGCCCGTTGCCTCACTTGCTGCTATTGTAATAGGAGCCGTGATCATGAACAATTCGGAGAAGGGAGCCATTGTGGGAGGCGTAATGCTTGTTGCTGGTATGATTGGCTGTTTGATTTCGATTGTAAAGTATAAGAAATAAGCACCGGATTATCGGGTATAGTGCTTATTTTCAGAGTAATTCAGTGTTAATATGTTCTATGGGAGCATGTAAAACTGATAATTTCCAGTGTTAGATTTGTAGTAGATGGGCCGGGGCGGTGTGATGAAGACCATTGGACCCCGGCCTGTTTACTAATTAGCTCAAGATGAAGATGATGAACAAGAATGAAACATGGGAAAGAAACGGCATTGTTGATGAGATGAGAATTACTGTGTTTGAAGATGATTTTCATGCTGTTTATGGTAAAATGATCAGGGTTGCTAGAAGTCATAAGCGAGCCAGATACAGTAATTCGGCGTGTCCGTTTTTATTTAAGATCATAACAAAGGGAGGAGAAGCAGTAAGTTACTGGGAGGCGGTGCAAAGTATCAAGGAACAGACCAGTCCGGTGATTCGGATTATTTTTTTCAAAGACAACAGATCCAAGCGTAGATATAGCGAGGTGGATTATGAAACTAATATTCATCGCGATGTTTATTTGAATTGGCTAAAGAACCGGGAAAGCATCCTGGCCGAAATAAAACAAAAAATCTCAAAGCATGAAGATCAGTAAAATAATGCCTAAACGCAATGGCGTTGACGGAATGACGGTTTTCTTTGAAAAGCCAGAGCAAGCTCAGGATGGGCTGAGCTACAACAACGAGCATCAGGTATCGTTCAAAATGCCGGTAAGCCATGAGCTCCGCATTTTATGGACTGATTCTTTGACTCACTTCAAAACGATACTGAATCTGAATCCCAAGCTTCCGGCAGAAGACATTCTCCTGAACTGGGTGTCGTTTAATAACGGTGGTGGAATCATGGCTGCTGTTAAGATCAAAGCGCGTCATGGTCGCTGGTATTCGGCAGTTGTTCCGGTCGTTGAATCTGCTGATGATTACAAAGACTACGATGATCTGTACGAGGTTTTGGATAAGCTCTGGAGTGCAACAGCTAAGTATTGTTTGGGAACGATGGTTGCCACACCAAGACAGTACATGCTGGATCTGTTTGAGAATTCTGAACGTAGCGGCAAGGAATTTGAGATGACCAGAGAAGAAATTGAAAACCTGGACGATGAAGAAACCTTGCGCATTGTCCGGGAAAAGCTGGAAGCTCGTGGGGACGTATTTCTTATAAAAGCTGGAGAAGAAGCTTAATGGTTAATATGAAAAATGAAAAAGAAAATCTCCGTGTTGCCTTGTTAAAAATGGCAAGCACGGAGGTTTTCTTTATTGCAATAAGTGAGACAGAATTGGTGCCTGTGGTTTTATATGAAGACCAGGAGGTATGTGTGGAGCTGGAGTTTATTCAAAAGTTAGAAGGAAAAGACAGCCTTTGGAAAGAAGCAAGGCCGTTTGTGTGGGTGTATCCGTATGTGAAGAATTCATCGTTTCGAATATTAATGAATGCAAAGCTGCTGAAATGAACAACTTCCTAAAAGTATTGCCAGGGCCTCCGGAGATAAAAGCCCCAAAGGGAACCAGATGCTATTCGCTTCAGGAAAGGAAGATTTATGAGCAGATTGACGGGCTTAGAAAAAACAAATGGGTGGCTGTAAAATCAGAAGTTGACTTAGATGCTCAAATGCTGATTAATTTCTTTTTTACAACACCTCAAAATATTGTTGACCTTAAAGGGACAGCATTAGAACAACCTGGATCGGGTGGAGGTGTCACAACTTTTTCAGGCGGTACAACAGGACTAACACCCGCAGCTCCAACCTCAAGTGCTGTAATACTGGCTGGAACTCTTGTAGTAGCAAATGGCGGTACAGGGTTGAGTGCATTAGGCAGCGGCTTACAGTATCTTAGAGTAAACACGGAAGCAACTGCATTGGAATATGCAACATTTCCATCTGTAGTTACAGATGATCCTTTCCCTAAAATATTAATGTTAATGGGCGGATAATATGGCAACAACCTATAAAGTACTAGGGCAACAAGCCCCTTTAGGCAATACAGAGGTAATACTCTATACTGTACCTACTGCTACATCTACTGTAGTAAGTTCTATTTCTATCTGCAACCGCGACACTGACGCCTGCACCTTTAGAGTATCTGTAAGCATTGGGGGTTCTGCCACTGCTAATACAGACTATATATATTATGATGTAACTTTGGCTGGAAATGATACATTTATAGCTACCATTGGAATCACAATGGCAGCCACTGATGTAATCAGAGTTCGAGCATCTGGCTTAGGGGGAGATAATGTAACATTCCAAGCATTTGGATCTGAACTGACATAAGATGGCACAAGGGTATTCAGGATATAGTATATTTAGCAGCGAGGTCTCTTACAAGAACTCCCCTAATATAGACGCATTTGGTAGGCTGAGAGTTAGTGAGCCTTTTACTTTGTTTGATTCAAGTCATAGGTTTGCTGATAATGGGTTGTGGTCTACTGCTACTGCTACAAGTGGAACTACTACATTTAATGCAAGTCAAGGATTAGTTGACTTAGCTGTTACAGCAGCTTCAGGTTCTGAAGTAATTAGAGAAACTACTAAGGTATTCTCATATCAACCTGGTAAAAGTTTACTTGTGTTAAGCACTTTTGTAATGAGTCCTGCTAAAACAAATCTTAGACAAAGGGTTGGATATTATGGAACTCAGAATGGTATATATTTTCAATTAAATAACTCTACTCTTAGTTTTGTTGAAAGAAGTTTAGTTACTGGAGTAGTTACTGAATCTGTAGTAAATCAATCAGCATGGAATGTTGATAAAATGGATGGTACTGGACCTTCTGGTATAGTACTAGATATTACAAAAGCTCAAATATTATTTATGGATATTGAGTGGTTAGGTCTTGGAACAGTTAGGATAGGTTTTGTTATAAATGGAATTTTTTATGTTTGTCACAAATTTCACCACGCTAATGTGATTGCATCTACTTACATTACAACAGCTTCATTACCTCTTAGATATGAAATAACAAATACAGGTGCTACAAGTGGAGCAAGTACATTAAAACAAATATGTTCTACTGTATTATCTGAAGGTGGTTATCAACTAAATGGATTGCAACAAGCCGTTGCGATTCCTGTAACTGCTCCAATGAACTTAGCAGTAGCAGGAACTTTTTATCCAATAGTAAGTATACGACTTAAAACATCTCCTGATAGATTAGATGCTATAATAATATGTACAGCAATTTCTGTAATAGCAACTAGTTCAGGCAATTATAATTGGCAAGTTATAGCATCAGGAACTACTACAGGAGGCAGTTGGGTTGCTGCTCCTGGTGGTTCTTCTGTAGATTATAACATAACAGGTACAAGTTTTACAGGAGGAAGAATACTTGCAAGTGGATTTTTTACTTCAACAAATCAAGGGTCAACCCAAGTTAATATTCTTAAAGAGGCACTATTCAAAACACAACTTGAAAGAAATGGATTAACATCAACCCCATTTGAACTTACTATTGTAGTAGCTACTGATAATGCAGGTGGTGATATTCTTGCATCAATGGATTGGGAAGAAATAAGTAGATAATAAAAATAAAACATGGCACAAGGATTCACAAGAGGTATTCCGATAGATACGGACCCTACACTAAGTTCGGATAGTGATTTGTTGGTGGCATCTCAGAAGGCGACTAAGGCGTATGTTGATACTGAGTTATTATCAAAGCAGGATGCTATTAACTTAACAACAACAAGTACTAGTGGTCCAGCAACATTGGTTGGAAACACATTGAATATCCCAGAATATGCAGGAGCAGGATTAATGAAAAGTTCAACATTTACCGCACCTAATCCTATTGCAGAATACAGTACAAACATAGTAGATGCTGATTGCTTAACGACTTCAACCATTATTATATCACATAGCCCAACAAGTGAAACAGATGCAAACAGTGATGAAGTAATTGGCATCAGGGCTTACCCATTAAACGGCAGTTTCACATTGATAGCGCAGGCTGTCACATCAAATTTCTTAAACGGCACTTATAAATTTAACTACATAATAAAATGAGTATAATATACAACGATGGCACAACGCTCCATTCAGCTAACCTTGAGCGTCCGAGAACAGATGTAAGAACATCGGGGACATTAGCGGCGGTCAATGCAGAGGTGGCTCTTGCGCTCAATGGTGAGTCAACGGCAACGGTCGATATTCGAGGTGGCTTTACCGCTACCTTCGTAGTAGAGGGTACGATAGATGGAACAAACTATATTTCACTACCCTTCTTTAACCCATTAACCGAGTTATGGGCAACTACTATTACTGCGGCAGGACAATTTCAAGTTCCAAACATAGCTGCGTTTAGAATAGTCCGTGTACGTTGTACGGCATATACACCCGCAGTAACGGCACTTGTTACTCTTAACGCCTCTATTGGTGTTTCTGAAATAATTGCAAAGCCTATTCCGTCATCATTAACTGCGACTGCAACGGGTGTTTCAGGTGCAGGTGTTACGCTTACCATTACTTCGGGTGGTACGGGGTTATATCATTACATTACTTATCTGCGTATTGATAAATTTGCCGTTGCTTTGCTTACGGCAGGTGCTACTCCAGTGCTTGTTACTACAACAAATATACCTGGTACTTTAGCTTTTTCATTCCCCGCTGATGCCGCACTGCAAGGTACAATGTATCCGATCCTGATTACACCAAGCAATCCACTTAAATCAACTACGGCAGGAACTAACACAACCATTGTCTGTCCCGCAACCACCAATATTATTTGGAGGGTTACGGCAGTGTATTATGTAGCGGCTTAATATTATCTTTGAAGAGTATTAAAAACAGAAATATGGCAAAAAAACACTACTTCCATGAAATTCAATGGAGAAAATCAAAAGGGCAATTTCAATTCAGGATCATTGCCGGAAACGGGGAAAGCGTATTACCATCAGAAAGGTATACACGCAAATCAACAATGTTTGCTATGATTAAGCGAGCAAAAGCAGATATCATGCATGAAATTCCAGTAGTTGAAACAAACGCAGATTGGTCTGAAAAGAAGGTAAAAGATGGGAATATTTGATCACAGATTAAAGGTAACATTACGGGAGTCGGATCATCGATATTTTGACCAGTTCGGAAACGAGTATATTTCGCAGAGCAAGTTTTTTGGAATGTTCAAAAACAAGTTTGATGTTGAAAGACAAAGTGGTTTTTCTGCAGCTAAACAACTTAGAGAAAGTGGTATTGCTAATCCGACACCGACACAAATCGCTGTAAAAGCGGAACAGTTAAAAGCGCAGTGGAGTGGCATTGGAAGTCATGCTTCTGCGCATGGACATGGAATTCATACCCCATTAGAGCTGTATGGTAAAGGCTTAGTGAAATCGGTTCATCCATCATTTCACAAACTATGCAAAGAGATTTATGATCCACATCTCTCAAAAGCTAAATGGTTTAATGAGCATGTGTTCTTTTTGGAAAATGAACGCATTGCCGGTACTGCAGATCTTGCAATAGCCAGAACAAAAAGTGTACAAACCATACTTGATATCGATGATTTCAAAACCAATGTCCGCAGAGGTATTGAGTTCAGCAACAAATATGGAAACTACATGAAATTTCCATTGTCTCATTTGGAAGACTGTAATTATAATCATTACGCTCTTCAGATTAGTTTGTACAGTTACATGGCCAAGATCACTCATGGTCTTAAAACTGGCTCTCAGTTTATTCGTTATATCAAAGCGGAAGTGGAAAATGGCATATGTTTATCTTACAACCTTATAAGCTATCCGGTTCCTTTCATGTACTACGAAGTAGAAGCGGCACTGGAATACTACATGTCAATGAAAAAAGAACATCCAGAACAGGAGTTTTTGGATGAAGCAATTGAACCATAATAAAAAATAAAAAATGGAAACAGTTCAAGATTATAATTTCGTAATACCACGAGGAGCTTTCTCCCCAACAAGAAAAAGACCGATTTTCCATTCCGGTTTTTGGACAAATGCAATGGTAAAAGTAGAATGCAGTTTGGTCGGTCCATACACCAAACTTTATTTAGAAGATAAAAAAAACACAGACATTCAAAAGCTGTTTGGTTATAGCCTAGATCCGTTCCGGTTAAGCATTATCCGTCTTGGATTCAACAACGGCTGGTCATTGCACAATAGCCGGTATGACGGTTATCAGTTAAGCCTGTATGCCTACCTGACAAAAAACGGAAAGCGTTATACAGATCCACGTTATGGAAAGTTCTTTATTGGAACTGTAAACCATCAAAAGCCGTTTAGTGTGCACCATCAGCTGACTACAGAAGGATTTCCCTTCTTTGCCATTTTCCAGGGTGGCTATTGCAATGGAGCAAAAGTATTTGAAGTGCCTTATGACAATCTGGGAATGGGATACAATATGAATCCCTATGTGGAGTACGACAAAAGTGGTGCACCGGATAACATGGCCGGATCATTGAAGTTCACTAGGCAAACGGCGTTAAGTGATGCCCAAATATTGGAATTGATAAGCACAGTAAAATGAGCAGCTTACTATTTCGGATAGACAAACGCAATAACACTATCTTCGACAAGCAAGCTGCAAGGCTCACAGAGCAATGCAAAAAGCTTAGCGAGGAAGAATTGCGGTATGTCATATTGGTTACGGATTACTACAGTCCGTTAAAGCAATATCCCAAAAAGGAAAAAGCTGTAAAAGCAAAGCGGATGATCTGGGGTGTTGAAGGTGATAACAATCCCATTCAGGACGATCCCAAGATTAAACGAGCTATTGAAGAATATGAAAACCTGCAGTACGATCCAGTCCGGGAAACAATCATTGCTTATAAAGAAAAAGTACAGTCATTGACTTCAGAGCTTTTGCTGGCAAATAAGCCAGGACGAGTAACGCAGATTGATGGGGATATAAAGGCTCTTCAAACGCGTATTGCCGAAATGGAGGAAGATGTTCAAAAAGCAGAAGATTCGGTAAGGTTGAAGAAGAAGGGAGACTCATTATCCCTTATTGAAATCTGGCAAAGGAATATTGAAACAGCCAAGAAAGAGAAGGAGCTGATGAGTAGAAAGAAGTTAGAACTGGAGAAAGATGTATATACCGAGGATTAAGAAAAAAGGATTTTGCCCTAATCCTGTTGCTGTCAATGGAGGCCCACCAGCCTACGCTGACAGCATTTCTTTTCCAGAGGTAGAAGGAACTACTGCCCATACGGATTGGTGGATGGAGCAGTTTGATATTTGTAAAAATGGATATACTACTGGGGGTATTTTTATTCCTGGCCGGTATTATTATTATCTGAACTTTTGCTATATTTCTACTGTTGGTCGTGGATATCACCATCCGGATTATGTAGATTATGATTTAGAATATGCAGAGTTGGTGGATGAAGCCAAGCGATCTAAAAAGGGTATCATTGGATTAAAGCGTCGTCGTGCCGGATTTTCCGAAAAATGGGTAAACATGGTCGGAAACTACGGAATGCGATTTGGATCAAGTATTGAATACGGTCCTAAAGGATACAGCGCCGGTATTGTATCGGGGCTTTCTACTTATTCAGAGGAGCTTGGTAAAAAGCTTTTGAACACAAATCACTTAATGGCTCCTGAGCTTTCATTGCACATTCCAAAGCAGGGAGATGACTGGGAGATTTATTATGTAGAAGAAACAAAAAATAAAAACTCTAAAAAAGCTGGAACTTTTGGAAAGGTAAAGATCAGAACGGCAAACACTAACTCCGGAGTAATGAAAGGAGAACGCTACGACGATGTGGCCTTTGAAGAAGCTGGAGAATTTGAATTGCTCACTGAATGTCTGGGAGACACTGAAGCTTGTTTCAAAGTAGGAGATTTGATGGTTGGTACTCCTTATATATATGGAACTGGTGGTAATATCAGCAAGGGCTCCAAAACGTTTATGGAGCTATGGCACAATGCCGAAGTCAACCATCTTTTAAAGACAGAAGCTTATCTGGGTCGTTTGCGAAACAAGCATTATATTGGAAGTACAAACGTAAAAGGAGAAATTGAATTTGACTGTCCAAACATTATGGAGATCGTTGATAAACACGGTCTTTCCATGGAGCAAGTTTTGGGATGTGAAGATGTAAAAGAGGCAGAAAAAATTGTTTTAACGGAAAGGGCTGATTTATTAAAAAAGGGTCAGACTATTAAATATTACAAGTCGCTTCAGACTGATCCGGTAAACGACAGGGAAGCGTTCATGAAGTTTAATGCCAACCAGTACCCACTGGAAATTTTGGCATTAAGAGAAGCAGATCTTCTTATTCAGGACTTTAAAAACTACCGCGCATACAAGCCATCGTGGAAGATGGACATAAATGGAGCAATCAAGCTTCCGTTAGAAATAGAGCTGACCCCAATTCCTGACGAAGAACAGTTATTCATGGGTGACTATGTTTTTATCCATAATGACCACCTGATTCCCAAAAACATCAAAAATTTGTATTATGCGGGATTGGATGGATACGATATAGATCTCAGTCAGGTTTCTAAGTCATTAGGAGCTATGTGCATAGGAACGCGGATGAACAATGTTCCGGGCGTTCGAAACAAACAAGTAGTAGCCATTGTTTATTGCCGTCCATCCAGAAAAGAACGGTTCTACGAGCTTTGCGCTATGATGTCGGTCAGATTTAGCCTGATTGGAGCTACCATGTGCGATGCCCGGTCTCCGGGGGTTATTGAATGGTACAAAAGAAATGGATTTACCAAGTATCTTGCAAAGCGGCCACAATCGGTAGAAAGCGAATTCAGTGAACAAATACACGATTACGGGTATAAGCAAACCCCATTCTCAAAACAGATTGCCATTGGTAAGGTTCAATCTTGGTGTGTAGATGAAGGACCGTATTGTGATTTTGAGCTGATGTTAAAAGACCTTCGGGATTACGATGAAACAGCAGCTGGGACAGACTGGGATTTACATGATGCGCTTCAGGATATGCTTATAGGAATTGATGATAAACCGGTTGTCGCCTACCGGGGAGATAAAAAAGACGAATATGATCCATTTGCCATAGCCACTACCAGCAAGCCGATGAACCCATCTTCTTTCGAAGAAATTGCAAATCAAAGATCAACAGGAAGTAGTGGACAAATTTATGATCCATTCCAATCTTGGTAGCATTTAATACGTAATTTAGAACCATGTCATACAACCCCAGCCACTTAGATCCCATCATCCCCAAGAAAGAAAAAATTCAGGAGTGGGGAGAATCTATTATTTCGTATGCAGTGGACAACTGGATATCGAGAAGATATGGACGTGCTGAATACTTTATGAAGCTGAAAAACAGCTACAATGGTATTGTTTCTCAGGCTGAAAGACAGGCTATTGATCAGATTTTTGGAATAGCAAACCGAACCAAATGGGTAGATTTCCGTTTGAGCCGAAACAAAGTAGATACGATACTGGGCGAGTTTCTGATGAAAGAAATCAAAGCTAGCCCAGTTGTTTTAAACAGGGATACAAAAGCCAAAAAAACGGAAATCAAAAACCGTCTGCAAGCGATGTATATCCTGAAGGATACCATTAAAAAGCTTCAGGAATCCGGAGTCGATGTAACCGGAGGCGTGAAGGTTCCTGAAACGGAAGAAGAAGCTATTGCGCGATCAAGCTACAAATCCAAAGCAGAAATATTTTTTGAAAGGGTAACAGCTCAATGGGCAAAAAAACCTGAACTGAAGATGGCTTTTTACTCCACTCTTCAGGATAAGCTTTTCACCAGTGAGGCACATGCCAGGGTTTACATCAATGAAATGGGCAAGGTTCAGGTTGATCATATCAGTCCGGAAGATGCCATTTTTGAGGAAATGAAAAACGATCCACTTTGCAAAAAAAGCACCTATAAGGGAAGCCGCATGTGGATGACCAAAGCTCAGGTTTACAAAACCTTTAATCTGGATCAGGGAGAAAAGAATATCATTGACGGCTGGTTTGTCAACAAAGGCGACGGCGGATTGCCCGCTTCAATGTTTTTGCCGTCCACAGAAACCGGAGAATCTGCCATTGCTGTGTTTCACTTAGAATGGCATGGACTGGAAGCTTGGCCGTTAAAGCAGGCAAAAATAAAAGATACTGAAAAGTCGTTTTTTATCAGTCATCAGTATTACCAGGAAAACAAAAACAGGATTCACAACGAAGCTAAAAAAGGAGCATACAAACTGGATGTTCGTTACAAGCAACGTTTATTTGAAGGCTATCAGATTGGCTTCAATATTTATAAAAACATTGATCAGGTTAAGAATACCAGAGAAAGCGAAAACAATCCTTTCTATGCTCCGTTTACCTATCAGAATATTTTGTTCAATACAGTAAACGGAATCCGGGTTCCATTTTATGCATTGATGGAAGAAGCCAAGATGCAATACAACTGGGTTCGGAATATGATTAACCGGGAACTGTCAAAATTCAAGGGAGTTGTGTTTGGATATAACAGGGCTTTGCTTCCGGTTAATGCTGATGGAAAGCCGGTTTCTATGAATTATATTTTGTGGCGGATATTGAATGATGGTGTTATTGATTATTCAACAGCAGCAGAACACAACTTTTCCGGAAAGGACTTTGACGTAAGTGATATTTTCAAGGCTACAGATCTGGGCGTTACCAGTGCTTTAGAAACACTGATCCGTTTAGGATATGATCTGGAGCGATTGGTAGACCGTTTATCCAGCGTTAATGATAACCGGCAGGGATTAACCTCTGCCAGTGAAACAGCCACAAATGCAAATAACAACATTGTCAGCAGCCGTACTATTACGGAGCCGATGATGTATTTTTTTGATATTTTCTGCGGAGAAGTATTCAAGTCAGTGCTTGACTGTTACCGGGTAAAAGTCATGATCAACAAAGAAGAGGTAGCTGAAGAAATAGGCGATGATGCTTCCAATTTCTTTTATGATATGGAGGTAGCTGTTTGTGAAATTGGCGTGGTAATGGAGAACAATCGTATGATTGACCAGGTACGCCAGCGAATTCAAAAGTATATTGAGGTATCTTTGAATGCCGGGGAGCTGGCAATACCAGATGCTTTTGAAGTAGAGACTGCTCAGACTATTGCAGAAGCAAAAGCCATACTTCGCAACAGCTGGGAAAACATTCAAAAACTGAAAGCTGAAGAATCGATCCGAAACAACGAAGCTCAGGCGGCCATGAAAAAACAGGATCTGGATACACAGATAGCTTTCCGCGAAGACCAGCAACAGCATGAGATTGAGAAAATAGGAGCCAAGGCTAAAACCAAATCTATTGAAAATGCTCAGCAGTCAGCAGCTAAACAACAACTTCAAAAAACCGCAAAATAATGGCAAAGAAACTACCTAAAAAAGAAAAGGCTGCCGAAAGTTTAGAAGAACGATACGACAATCGGCCAACACTTTACTTTGGTGAAGATCAGCTTAAATTTAAAGAAGATCCGGAACTCAAATCAAAAATAGAGCTTGATGTTACCGTTGAGGTTGTTGGGGTTTCTGTTGGTGAATATGGAGAAAACAAAGGAAAGAAGGAATATCGATTCAGAATCGATTCTGTAAAACCATCATAAAACTCAAATCACATGTTTATTAAAGTAGGCGCACAGCGCATGCCTGGTTCAGCCGGAGGCGAAGAACTAGCAGATCCATTTGCCGGATACGAAGGCAATATTGAAGGAGAGATAAAGGGAAATCCCCCAGGCGGAGATCCGGACAAACCTGCAGAAGAAAAAACGATTATTTCCGATGAAGAAAAAAAGGAGCTGGCGGATCTGACAAATGACAAGGATATTGTCAGGGATGGAAAAAAAGGAGAAGAAGAGAAAAAAACTCCCGAAGAACTTGCTGCAGAA